ATATCTGGCCGCCATTCGTGAAACATAGCTCCAGCACCAGCAGAAAACGCTTCGGCAGGTGAAGCAGGATACTCTTTCTTAACTGAATTAGGAATATCTGCAGCTGTCCTGTCATACCATTCCTGATCTCTTTCTGGTTTAGCATACCAGGGTATAAACATACCAGTAAAAGAGTTTTTACCGCTACCTTTTTCCCCTTTAAACTCCCATTTAGCGTTCTGCCATATATCTTCGTGCAAAGTTCCTTTATCAGCAGTAGAAATACCTATAACTTTACCACCACTTTTACGGTTAAAAGTAGGGTAAGCTGCTTCCCAAATTTCTTCTGCTGCAGGGTGGAAAGCCCACTCGTCCATTATAACTTTAGAAGCAGTAAAAGATCTTGCAGCACCAGGAGCGGAAGTGAAAGCTTTAAATACAGCAGGCTCTTTGTCTTCTGGGTGGTGGACTATAAGTTTTAACTTATGTTGTTCATAAATTAAACCTGTAATATTCTTTTTAAATTCCTCTGGTTCTAAATTTTTTAATTTTTTATCAACTATTAGCCAATTTGGCATATGTTTAAAAATAAAGCCCATCCTTCTAACTAATTCTTTCCCGTCTTCTTCGGTTTGTGAAATAGTATTAGCAGAAAAGCCAGGGTTATAAATTAAATCGTGTGCTGTGTCAGCTAAAGCTAACCAGGTTATACCCAGTTGTCTAGCTTTAAGCGTAACCACTCGGTCCTCTTTAATGAATAAGTCCAATAATTCCTTTTGAGCGTCCCACAAATTGAATGGAATAACTATCCCTGGTGTGTCTTTATCCTCGATATGAACAAATTTCTCGATAAAATCAGCTTTATTCTTCTTATAAGATATATATTGCACCATTTTTCTGTCAGTTGGATCTCTTAAATCTAAACCTAAGCCTAAATTATCTAATTGTTGCTGTAATTCCTTAGCATTAGCCATATTAGCCATATTAACCACCTAAAATATAGAAAAATCTATATCATCTTTGTATTTTTCGTCCTCTAATATAACTACTGGTATTCCTCTATAACTTTTTAAAACTTTATTTTCTAATTTGCCATCACCTACACCGTGTATAAAAAAATCTTCCGCTGCTAAAAGTTTTTCGTGAACATTCTTTCCTAAAAATAATCTATCTATTACTATATCGTTTAACTCAGCTTCTTCTATTTCTAAGTCAATTTCTTCTAATATTTCGATAACTTCTGATATATCTTCGCCATTTTTTACAAATTCCTCCACATTAAACCTCCTTCTTGAAGAAAAGAGCAGCCTATAATACGCCATAACACATTCAACACAAATATTACCTTCAAGCATTGTGCCTGTTGCTGTGCCTGAAAAGAAATTGCCGCCACAAACAGAACAAACTCTGTCGCCCACTTTATATTTCATCTATTCCTCCAGATCGTTATCTATTCTCTTTTCTATAATTCCTGTAGCTTCACTTTTTGCTATATTTTCACGCTCAAACTGCTTTAACTGCGGATAATTACCTGCATTATACTTCTGTTTAAGCAATTTTTTCTGCAAATTTTCTATTTTACGCTGTTTACTCATTGTTTTCCTCAATTCTATAAATTGGGTTTGTAAATGCGGAAACTTCAATTTCTCTCATTTTTCTAAATATAACTGTTAGTTGAACACTGCTGTAATCATCAAGTTCTATTAGCTGTCTTTTTAATTCAAACCACATTTTCATATATTTTTCCTGATCTGATGTTTCTTCTATTGGCTCTATTTTTGGATAACTCATATTTATACCTCTTTCAGCATTTTAATTTCACGCTGCAGCCGTTTATAAGCCCCAGCCCTAAATAAATTTTTAATATTGACTAAATGACCGAACTTCGTGTCAGCTTTACCTACTAATTTTGGCCTAAACCTTATTTTCTTTTCCTCTGCTATCAACTCTGAATATGTTTTGCTCATCATTACCTCCTAAAAACCTAAAATAGTTTCTCGTAATTTCAATTCATTGCTAAAATGATTAATTTTTATAATTTTAAATTTCTTACCTTCTATTTCAGCTATATTTCCTGATTTAAACATACTTGTGTCAAATACATACACCCAAATTGTTTTATATTCTAAATAATACTTAAATTCTAATAGTAAAGTTAAAATAATAAGAATGAATAGCATTATTACCTCCTAAAATAATTTCAGCCCCTACCGACCTGGGAGATTCGAACTCCCGCCTCTGGAACGCTACTTCCAGCGTACTAGACCCCTATACGAAAGAAGATAGGGACTGATATATATAAAGAGGGCAGCCTTATACGGAGAGTTTGCGACACTTAATGCAACGCCTTATTCTCACTACCCTCTTTATTGCTTAAAGTTTTTCAAAGTGTATTTCAGCTTTTAAACTGTCTAAATTCCTTTCAATCCAGTATTTTGCTATCGGTCTTTTATCCAAATATAGCACAAAATAATCTTCAAAGCTGTCCCAGGGCTTTTCAATCATTATCTGCAGCCTGTTTAAATCTAATTCATCAGCTTTTATCTTATGTTCTACTAAATCATCTAATTCAGCTGCGAATTCCACATCATAATCGGCTACAACATCTATGATCTTATCCTGGATAGCTTTGTTTTCAGCTATAGCCATTTCTAAACTATTCATCATCTTTAACTGGTTTAACTGTCGCCAAACGATCGCAAATTACCGTTATTTTTGTATTATCGAAGTTATTTCTTTCAAGCATAGTATTAACTCCAGCCAAACCTTTAGCGTGTTCAGCGTTTTTAGCCACTACTTTAGTGTCAATTTTAGGAATACCTTCGCCACAATTCTCTTTTTCAATAGCAATTACCTGATAAATACTCCACATTTCTCTTGGCTCACTTGCCCTCATACCTGTTGCTGTCATATTACCTTCCTCCTTTGTTGGTCCCATAAAATTAGCAATACCTCCACAAGTATATCTTAAAGCGTCAACCTGATGTTCTCTTTCCATTTGAGATGTATCAGTTACAAATGCTTTTTGCTTTGCTTCTTTATACATTCGCATTAAAGGACTATCATCTGGCTCAATTACTGGTATATCTTCTATTGGCGACGGTCCACAATCTCCAACTAATATTTCCCTACCAATCTCGTGCCTTATTTCCTCGTTAACTCTTGCTCTTAGTTCTTTTCTTGATACTTTTTCTATCCTCATTCCTAAATCGTCCATACTTTTAGCTTCTTTCATAACCATTTTGGCTAAAGCCATTTCTAAAGCCATTTGTTCTAATTCCATTTGCAAAGGCTTAACTACTGGCTGTTCTTCCATCATCATTTCACCTTCTCATAAGTCTTATGGAATATATCAGGTTTGCAAGGATAAAATTCGCCATTAACACCTTTAATGATGTAATCGCCTACACTAGCTATCATTGTTCCTTCTAAAGTTTCAATTTCAATTTTTCCCTCTGAACTTCCATTTGGTATAGTTTTAACTCTTATAGCTTTATCCATAAATTCTGCTATTTCTAAATCATTATATTTTTTTGCTATTCCGTGTTTACAAGGTATTTTTTCTATCAACTTAAATTGTATAGCTTCAATAACAACTGGTTTTTTACGATATTTTGCCATTTTATCTCCTTAAAATTGCTTTGATAAGACAAAACTAACATTATTCAACAACTTCCCAATCGTTTGATAGCATATCAGGTTGTGAAGCTAACCACCCTGGCTGCCATTTCTCGCCAGCGGTCCACATAACTATATACCCCTGACATTCTAAATCTTTCCCTTCTGGTAAAAATTTTCTGCTTCTACCATTAACCATGCTTTCTTCAATAGTTACAGGTGGCATATAGCACAGCCACATATTTTTACCATTCCAACCTTTTCGTGCAATTTTTTTGCCTTTTTTTAATTCTTCTAATGCTTTACCAAAATTCATATTGCCCTCCTTAAAACTGCTTTGAAAGTGTAAAACTAACATTATTCGGAGTCTTACAATCCTGCTTTATTCTTAAATGGCCTAAAGGAAGTCTACCATCAACACCAACTATACATATATCGTCCTCTACATAGGAATAGTGCAGCTTTTTTACTACAAAATTAGGAGATTGGAGTAAATGCTCGACCACTATCCTGTCAAAGCTAGAAATATCCATAGTGCCGTCCTCTGATACTGTCCTCCTATCAAATACTATTACCGTTTCCTTCTCTGAACTGTCTAATTTATCATCTGACACTATTTCCATACCATTGTATTTCATTTGCTAAAACCGTCCTTTTCTCCTATAAGCCCAAATCCTTCTGCGACTCTATATAATTCGTCGCCTATGTATCTTATGTTATGAGCAAATACAACCCCACATTTAGGGCAAATCTTCATTCGTTTTGTTTTCCCATCTTCAAATTCCTGCCAAAATTGCTCGTATTTATCTATTTTATCTGTGTAATGACAATTAGGACACCTGGCTACCATAATAGGCTGCACTTGTTTAACTTCTTTCACTTGCTCAAACCTCCTATATACTATTTTTTAATATTTTTTACTGCTTAAAGGTATATTTCCTTATGTTAACCCTTTTATAAGGTTATTCTATATAAATACACCCCTTTTAAAAGCTAAAAAATATATATTTGAGTGATTTCAAACCTCCACTTTGTAAAA